CATGGCGCTGGAGCAGCTCAGGCAGCAAGAAGAAGATCTGCGCGAGCGCATGGTCTACGCAGGCAGACCAGGCATGTGGACCGACTGGCTCAAGTTCCAGGCCCAGGCAGCCAGGCAGCGCAGAGAAGCCAAAGAGGCGGCAGAACGCGAAGCACTTCGGCGCAAAGAAGCCCTTGCCCAACTTGTTGAATACATTGCCCTTGGCATGGCCTCACTGGTCTTGGCCGCACTGCTGATCTACGGCATCGTCTTGTACATGTTGCACCTGAGATGAGCGAAGAGAAGCTGAACGCCAACACCACACTCGACAAGGTGCTCGGGTATGTGGACTCGCCGTTCAAGCTGTTTGCCATCCTGATCATGGGCGTGGTGGCCTTTGCAGGGTACTTCCTGTGGCAGAACCAATCCTTCATGATGGATGCCTACAAGGAGTCCAAGAAGCTGCCAGAGATCAATACCTCACGGGCAGATGACGCCAGTTCGATGCTGCTCAAAAAGACCAATGCAACGGTGGTAGCGATCTTCAAGGTAAATCCCTTGTTCAACAGCAGAGTGTTGTACCGGGCCTATACCAAGGACGGCAGGGACAAAGCCATCGAGGACATCGACGTCGGCCTGTTCAGTCAGAACACAGCCAACAACTCGGATGTGGTGCGCCTGATGACCAACGAGATCCCGTGCAGTGATTACCGCTACGCGCAGTCCGAGGTCGGGCTTTGGTACTTGGAGAAGGGCGTCACCTACACCTGCCGGGTCAGCGTCCCACCAGACAGCCATCGTTTTGTTGGCCAGATCACAGTCGGCTGGGCAGAGCAGCCCCAGGACATTCAACAGGTAAAATTTATGCTGGAGATCGCCAGCGCAATGCTCACTAAAAGGGGAAATTGATATGGATTGGCTCAAACAAATCGCACCGACAATCGCCACCGCAATGGGTGGCCCACTGGCAGGCATGGCTGTCTCGGCCATCTCCAAAGCCATTGGCGTGGACGAGGCAAAGGTTGGAGACCTGATCGCCAACAACAAGCTATCAGCAGATCAGATCGCCCAGGTCAAGCTGGCCGAGATCGAGTTGCAAAAGCAAGCGCAGGAGCTGGGCCTGAATTTTGAAAAGCTAGAAGTCGAGGACCGCAAGTCAGCCAGGGATATGCAGGCAGCCACCAGGTCAATGATGCCCCCCATATTGGCTGGCGCTGTGACCATCGGCTTCTTCGGCATCATGGTGATGATGTTCTTCAACCAGATCGACAGCAGCAATCCAGCCATCCTCATGATGCTGGGCAGTTTGGGCACGGCGTGGACCGGCATCATCGCCTATTATTTTGGCAGCTCTGCTGGCTCTCAGGCCAAGACTGACATTCTTTCAAAGGCAGCAAAATGAACTTAACACCCCATTTCAACCTGGAAGAGCTGACAGCCAGCGAGACCGCAGAGCGCAACGGCTGGGACAACAGCCCAAACGATCAGGAGCTGGCCAACCTCACCAGGCTTGCAGACTTCTTGGAGCAGGTCAAAGTCGTGCTGAACGGCAAGCCCATCATGATCTCGTCAGGCCTGCGCACAAAGAAGGTCAACGACGCAGTGGGCAGCAGGGACACAAGCCAGCACCGCATCGGCTGCGCTGCCGACTTCCGTGTGCCAGGTATGACACCAGACCAAGTGGTCAAGGCCATCGTCGCCAGTGGCATTGGCTACGATCAGGTCATCCGCGAGTTTGATCGCTGGACTCACATCAGCGTGCCGAACAGCGTGGACACCAGCCCCCGCAGGCAGGCTTTGATCATCGACAAGGCTGGCACCAGGCCTTACGCATAAACGGCGGCGCAAGCCACCAAGAAGGCCAGCCAGAGCATCCCCAAGATGCCCACCACAAACCACCAGGCCACACGCCTGAGCATGTACCGCCACACAGACTGCGGCAACAGCTCAGGCCCGTGCAGCTTCTTCCCGATCTTGGCCACACGCACAGGGCAGTTCGGGCCCTGCCTGCAATTCCCAAACTCGTCGCAGCAGTTCATGGTTTCACTCGCTTTCTCATGCTCAACATCTCTGCCCTGCAATCGTTCCAGCCTTGGATGTACTCGGGGTGCTCACCCTCTCGCGTTCCAAACGCATCGGGCACGGCTGGCTGTGCGGGTGGGGCGGCGTTTCTTGGATAGCCTCTTGCTCCAACATTTCCACAGCTTGGACAAGTAATGGCTTGCCAGCCAAGTGCCGCTAGTTCTTCACAGTCCGAGATTGAACGTCTGTTTTCTGTGTAAACAGGGATCAATTGATGTGTTCTCGGCCACATTTTTGAGGCTTCCAAATCAGCATCAAACATTCTTGATGGCCCGAAATGCCAAGCAGAAACACCAGCAGCATTTTTGTAATGCCATGCGTAAGGCTCCTGCACAGGTGCTGGCTGCTTCGGCACACAGCCATGTTTTGTGCAGTGCGCTACGTTTTCACATTCATTGCAGATCATGCTTGCTCCTTGTCTTGTTCTTTCATGGACGCTTTAAGAAACTTGCTCAAGCGAGTAATCTTTCCTTGGTGGTACTCAACCATCTTGGCGGTGTATTCTTGATGCGCCTGAGACTTCAACAGTTCACGGCGTGATTCTTCAAGCTCACGCAGCGCAAGTGTCTCGGCGCTTGGTGGCGCATATAAATTCTGCACCCAGCTGTACATTTCACGGATCATGTCAACTCCCTCTCGGCCATCTCGTCGGCCATCTTTGCCCAATACGCCCTAGAGATCATGTCCAGCAATATCCCAGCCTGATCGAACTTGCGCTCGGTTAACACCTTCGCCATGACCATCTTCTCGTTGGTCGTGGCCTCGCCAAAAGCCTCTGAGATGTTGAAGCCATCCATCGGGTCGCACGCCTCGCCATGCGTCATCAGTTCAGCAGCACGCGCCTCGATTGCAAAGGCCAGGCTCTCGGCCAGATCCTCATCATCCTGGCGGCTGTTCATCATCATGGTGTTGTAGCAGCTCATGACGACCACCACGCGACCAGCAATGCGGCCATGCCGACACCAATTGCAAAAGCCAAGGCATAGCCAGCCACGCGCTCCCAAAGCGGCTCTGCGCGGCCATATCCCTGCACCCAGGTGCAGTCGGCAAAGTTACGGGGTGTTGTGTAATTCTTCATGTCATTCTCCTGAAAGGTGGGGCCAGTGGCCCCGGTTGATTTATTTAGCAGCTTGCACAGCCATGTAAAACTTATCCATTTCTTTCATTGTTTGTTCTGATGACAAAGTGTCGTCAGCAACCAACAAATGCAAAACTTTTTTGAGGGTATCTGCATTGCTTGCGCTTGAATATGCCGCTTGAGTTGTTTTCTTAATGTATGAAGTGCTCATTTTGATCACGGTCAGCTCCTTGCTGGTTGTTTGTTGGTAGGCCTCCAGTATAACACCACTTCCCACAATCTCACACATTTATTTTATAGGGACAAACCCTTAGAGCAACGTCACCTCAACATCGTGCGGCTTGCGTTTGCCATCCAGCAGCTCATGCAGGCGCTTTTCGGTCAGGCGGTGGCAGCGAATCATGGCCCTTGCAGGCAGCACATCCAGCAGCGCGGCGTAATCCTCCAGCACAGCACGCACGGCCTGGATGCCAGCACCATCCAGCCGGATCGCGCCACCGGCAGTGTTGCGGCGGCCAGCATGGGCCATAGCGGTGATGGCGTCCATCAGCAGGCCAGAACTGTCCTCGCACACTTGCATGGTCTCGATCAGGGTCTCCATCAGGTTGACCGCATCCGACACCACCCGCCAGTCGTCCGTGGTAGGGCTTGGCGCTTTTTCCATAGCGGCCAGACCCTCGTACATCCTGGTGAGCTGGTACGTTTTCCAGGCCAGTGGCAGCGGCTCGGTCGGGCTGGCCATCATCTCGTCGAGAATCGTGTAGCGCTTCGGCCTTTGGGCCGGGCTTTTCTTCCCGGCCTTCCTCACACAAACCCCCGAATGTCTGGCGCTTTCCAGCCCTCTGGCTTGCCGATCTTCCCGCCTTCGAGAATCACAGGCTTGCCATCGACCAGCTTGGCGTCGTTGGAGTCCAGCACAGCACGATCGGCCCCAGGCTTGTCCATGCCTGCCATATAAGCCACACCATTGCCAGTGACCTCGGTATCGCACAGCGCGTCCAGCGCATCGGTGCGCAAGTGCACCGGGATGTAAACAAACTGCTCTCGGCGCTTCAGCTTGCCAGCGAACCATTCCAGATCCGTGCGCGTGCGCTCCAACAGCTTGCCGTAGCCCTCAGAGTCGCTTCGCAGCGCCCCCAAGAACTCGCAGAACTCCTCCAGGTGGCAGCCGATCTGCACAGACAGATTCTCGGTGTCAGGCTCTTTGCCGCAGGCCTTCAACCAGGCCTCAGTGCGTTCGTAGTTCGTCATGCTTTCACCTTCTCAGACTGGCGTGCCAGTTCCAGCTTGATGCAGTGCAGGATCTGCGCGGCCAGCGTGCGGGTGTTCTCCTCGGCCATCTTCCGCAGCTCGATCTCCACATCCGCAGGTAGCCGCAACGTCATGTAGCGGTCTTTGATCTTGTCGGTCGGCATCAGTCAGTCCCCCCGGCGTTGGCGATCGTCTCCTCAAACATGTCCATCGTCGCGCCAGCTCCGGCCAGCTCGATAGCCGTGCCACCAGTCAGCAGGCTCACCAGATCATCCTGGCCAGCCACCTCAATGTCGAAACGGGTCTGGGCGGCGTACTTGATGGCTTGGGCCTGGTTGCTTGCGCGAATCAGGCGGTGCTTGTTGGTCTCCACATCCGTGACCAGGTAAATGCGTGTGCTCATTTTTTACTCCAAATTTTTGATGGTTACAAAGGCCTGAATCTGCCCTTTTGCAGTTTCAGCACCTTTGCACACTTTAACACAATAACCCACTTCTTCGAGGTATTTGATCCAGTCCTTTTGCTCGGCACTGACCGCGCCACCCTTCGTGCGCTTCATCTCCACCCACAGCCCCCAAGCAGGCACAAACAGATCAGGCACACCAGAGGAAACGCCCTCGGCTTTCAGGCGGCCAGCGGTGGCAGGGCTTCGCGCTCCACCGTTCGGGATGGCAAAGATCCGCACCCCTTTGTAAGTCTGGCGAAACCAGCGCACCACCTCGCGCTGCTCCTCATGCTCGGTGGGTATGCGCTCGGCGGTCAAAACGGGATCTCCAGCATCCACTTCGGGCATTCGCCCACAGCCTCGGCAAACTCTGCTGGCGGCTTCATGAAGAACTCCACACACATCCCATCGTTGCCATAGTTCTCGCACGTGTGGCAGCAGCGCGGTGGCCCAGCGCGATCCCACTCGCGCCACTGGACCAGGAACTCGGGTTCGGGTGGCCTGCTCATTTCAGCCCCCTTTGCATTGCCTTCACCCAGCACCGGGCACAGTGCCACTTCGCACGCAGCTCGACACCGCCCCTCGGCTCCTTGGCCACCTTGCACAGATCACACACGCGCAGCTTCTGCGCCTTCACCAGTTCATCAATCATTCCCAACTCCTTTTCATCACTCTAAAAAATTTCCCGTCCTTGCGATATTCAATCAGCTTCGGCGGCGTGGCGTTGTTCATGTTCTGCACCATCTCGATCATGGTCTGCACATTCAAGCCACCCGGCACAATGCTTGCGCTGTTTGCAATACTCAGCAGCAGGCCCATCGCCCTCTGGCCAGCGTAACCTTCGTGCATGATCGGCAAGTATTCAGTGATCGGCGGGTCACTCAGCCCCCCGTAGTACGTCACCGCCAGCATTTTGATGCCAGACGCTCGGCTCGTATGCTCACGCCAGGCCCAGCTGCTCACCTCCAGCTCCTTGCCTTCCAGCCCCATGATGTCGTCATTTCGCAACACCATCGCCTTCTTCACAGGCTCAGGAAACTGCTCACCGCACGACGGGCAAGTCATCATCGAGATGTGCACCAGCTCCCCACAGTGGTCGCACACCTTCACCGGTGCTTCGCCCTCACCATCGCTGCTCGACTTCTTCGGCGGCTGCACATTCGTGATCGGGCCATGGGTCTCCACCACGCCAGCAAAGTCCAGCACCAGGCAGTGATCGGTGTGGCTCTTGACCCTCATGCCACGGCCAGCCATCTGCACATAAAGGCTGGCGCTCATCGTAGGGCGCAGCATGGCCACCAGGTCGATATCGGGGTAATCAAACCCGGTGGTCAGCACATTCGCGTTCGTCAGCGCACGCAGTCGCCCAGCCTTGAAGTCGGTCAGGATGCGCTCGCGCTCCTTCTTCGGTGTTTCACCAGTCACACACTCAGCAGCCACCCCCTGCTGGCGCAGGGCTTCGGCCACGTGCTGCGCGTGCTGCACACCGGCGCAAAAGAACAACCACGCCTTGCGCTCACCGGCCAGGGCCATCACCTCGCGCACGACAGCGTGGTTTTGGTCGTCCGTGTCCACAGCAGCTTGCAGCTCGGATTCGATGAACTCACCTCCGCGCTTCTTCACACCAGTGACATCCAGCTTGGCCTTGGTGATCTTCGAGCGCAGCGTGGACAGATACCCCTTGAACACCAGCTCCTCGATGCTCACAGGCGTCAGCAGGTCATCAAACATCGCAGGCTTGTCGGTTATCAGGCCATGCCCCAAGCGGTACGGCGTGGCCGTCAGGCCAATCACGCGCAGGCTCGGGTTGATCGCTTTCAGCTCGGCCAGCAGCTTGCGATAACCGCCCCCATCTTTGTGGTTGACCAGGTGGCACTCGTCAATGATCACCAGGTCAATATGCCCCAGCTCTCGCGCCTTGCTCCGCACCGACTGAATCCCAGCAAACGTGATCGGCTCTCCCAAGTCCTTGCGGCCAATACTGGCGCTGTAGATCCCCATCGGCGCACCAGGCCAGTGCTGGCGCATCTTCTCAGCGTTCTGCTCGATCAGCTCCTTGACATGGGTCAGCATCAGCACACGGGTTTCAGGCCAGTTCTGCAAGGCGTCCTTGCACAGCGCGGCCACAATGTGGCTCTTGCCAGATCCAGTCGGCAGCACCAGGCAGGGATTGCCCATGCCACCGGCCTCGAACCAGGCATACAGCTGGTCGATGGTGCGCTGTTGGTATTCACGCAGCATCAACCCACCACCCTTCCACCAAATTGCTTGCGCATGTCGTGCAGTTGCGTCCAGCCCTTATCAGCGCAGGCGGCAGCATTGGCCAGCAGCTCACGCGAACTGAACACGCCCTCGATCTCAGGATCGCCATTGGCCACAGTCGTGCCATTGATCTCATACACGGCGGTGAACTCGTCCGGCCCATCCTTGCGCTGCCACGGCACCAGGTCAGGGTGCAGGACATGGCCCTCGCAGCCTGTACGCTGGGCATCCACCGGAATCACATCATCCCACTTGGCGCAGTGCCAGGTCGAGTCCGACAACGGGGTCGCCATCGCGCAGGTTCGGCAGTTCACATGCTTGGTCGTCTTGCTCCCAAAGCACTGGTCGTGGCCATCACAGAACTTGCACTGATACCAGCTCGGATCAGCGCTCAACGGCTCCGGCATCCGGTCACTCAGGGCAATGCGCTGGCCACGCGCAATGGCAGGCAGCGCCACATCCTTGTCGAACTTCACACGCTCGGTGTGAATCCGGTCATCGTCCTTGCACACGGCCAGATACAGCGCACGGTCCAGGCCAGTCCCGGCCATGTAGACCTGCATCTGCACAAAATGCTCGGGCTTTGACTTCTCCACGCCATCCTTCACCAGAGCATCAAACGACTTCTTGCTGTGCGTCTTGAACTCGGCCACGTGCTTGGTCTTCGGCGCTTCAGGCACGCCAGAGTCGATGATCGCGTCAAGGCTTCCCGACACATGGCTGCCAAAGTCAACACGGTGCTGGCTCGACACCTTGCGCACATCCATGCCGATCGCACGC